ATGCCCTTGTTTACGCGGTTACCGGCCACCTTTCGCTATCCTACGTTATCGACATCTAACCCTATCAAATGGGCATTTTCGAAGGTATCAAATCGGCATTTGGGCGGGCCAATAGAGAGCGTATGTTTTCGCCCGCCGGTGTCTCCGTAGGTGGTCGGATTCCATACCCAAAACGCGGTACGTACCTATTGCATGTGCAAAACGGGTACAAAGCGAATCCGATTGTAGCCGGTTGCGTGGGGCTTTTGTCGTCGACGATGAACGAGGCGCCATTGGGCGCCATAAATGACGACGGCACCGTAAATCTAAATCATCCGCTATCGGTCATGTTCCGCCGCCCGAATCCGTACATGGGACAGGCGCAATTCTGGGCGCAATGTTGGCAGTTCCTGTCATTGTCTGGCAACGCATATATAAAAATCGTTCGCGGTCCGATGGGCAATATGACGGGATTTCTTCCGTACGGCGATGCTCACGTTGCGCCAATACGCGACGAAAACGGCTGGATAATTGGCTACCAATACAGTTCGCAGGGGCTTACGCAAAACTGGCTAGCGACGGACGTAATCCAACTTCGACACCCGTTGTATATCGACCCACTCTCGCTAGATATGGGCATGAGTCCGATTGAGGTTTGTTGGGACAAAATCCAAACCTACAACGAACTGCAATCGTCTATTTATTCGCTCGTTGCGTCCAACATGGTGCCATCTGGTATTTTGACGGCGCCCGGCGAAGTACCGTCGGGTACGGTTGCGTCGTTGAAACAGCAGTTACAAAAGCGCCGTGATGCAAAAGGACGTGAACGTACGGAGCCGTTGGTGCTTGCTAATGGAATGTCCTACGTCCAAATGGGATTGGACGCAAAGCAAATTCAAGCGACCGAAACAATACGCGAATTAGAGGCCGCTATTTGCGCGGCTTTCCGTATTCATCCAGCAGTTATCGGATCGTCCGCGGGTTTGTCTGTATCTACCTATTCGAACCTACAAACGGCCTACGCCGAATATACCACGCTTACGCGCGTTCCCTTTTGGAACTCGATAGAAGAACAAATAGAATCAGGACTAGCCAAGGAATACCCGGGGATTCAACTTGCTTTCGATACAACGCAAGTACAGGCCCTGCAACCCGACGTAGATTCGGTTATCTATCCGGTCATCGCAGAATTCAACGCCAACGTACTTACCTTGAATGAAACGCGTTCTCGTTTAGGATTCGAACCCGTGGAAGATGGAGACAAGTACGCGTATGAAGTTGTTCCGCCTCAAACTGGTTTTGGATTTGCCGCCGCTCCAAACGTCAATGAAGACAAAACAACATTGGGCATGGTTGTAGGCGGCGCGCCTGATGAAATGAAATTTGATTTGGTGGCCGGCCGTATCAAATGGGACGAAGGTTACGCGGTCAAATCATGGCAGGACGAAGAGCGCATATTAAAACGTTCGGTATCTGAAACGGAGCCGTTCGTTGTCGAGTTAATGGATTCGGCCAAAAGAGGCGCCGAAAAGAAAGCGCGGTCCGGTCGCGGTAACCCCGCCGATGGAATCAAGGTGGAAGAGCTGGTGAATAAGTACATGACCGCAACAAAAGCGGTTCGAGATAAGCTAGCTAGGCAGATTATCGAAATGACGATTACGAGTGCGAACGTTGATCTTGCAACGGTCCAATCTGCAATAGATGATATTATTGGCGCGCAATCGCTTGAAACAAACAAGATGATGAAGGGCAGTTGCGAGACGTTGAAGCGCGAAGTTGCCAAGATAGCAGAGGATAACGCCGGGGACGTGGAATCGATCACGTCAAAGATTACAGCCAAGTTCGAAAGTATAACAGCGTCGCGCGCGGCAACAATTGCACGGACTACGGTACGCGCGCAATCGACCGTAGTGCAGAACGAAACTATTACGCAGGTCAACAAACGAGAGCCGGACAAAAACAAACGGTTCGCTATGGTCTGGCTATCGCAACGCGACGACGATGTTCGCGAATCGCATGAAGAGTTAGACGGTCTATCTATTGACATCGGCGAATCATGGACGCAATACAACCCGGGAATAACCAAAGGCCCCGGCATTGGAACGGACCCTTCGGAGACGATTAACTGCCGATGCGTTCAACGCCCTACGCGTAAATCAAGGATTCAACAATGAAATACAAATCGTTTCCCACGCAATGGAAAGCAATTGGTACTGAGGGCGAAATAGAAGCGTGGGTATCTGTTTACGACAACGTCGATAGCTTCGGCCATAGGGTGCAATTCGGCGCGTTCTCAAAATCCATCGACTCGTTTTTGCCGGCCGTTGTCTGGCAACATGACCTAACCATACCAATTGGTAAAACGCTATCTATCGAAGAGGTCCCGGCGGGCGATGCTCGTTTGCCGATCAGCATTCGGGACAATGGCGGATTGCTTGCAAAGGGGCTTTTAAACTTGGCAACAACAGCCGGCCGCGATGCTTACGAGCATATCAAATTCGGTTCGGTCAATCAGTATTCTTTCAGCTATGACGAGGTAATTACGACGCCGAACCCTGACGGCACGATGAACTTAGACGAAGTCAAGATATACGAATGGTCACCGGTTACGCTGGGGGCCAATTCGCTAACTCAAACCCAATCAGTAAAAAGCATGCGGATTGAAGACAAGCTAGCCGCGTTATCTACGTTGGTAGATAATGCCGAGGAACATGCCCACGCGTTCGCGGACATGAAGCAGAAGGCCGGCCGCGTTCTTAATTCGCGCATTCGGGGCATGATTCTTTCACTTGCCGATCAATTGAAAGACGCGTCCAAATCACTATACGAGCTGCATAAGGAAAGCGAACCGATAACCGATACAACGTCGGCGAAGCGGGCGCAACTCCTATTGATTATGCAGTCATTCAACCAACCATCGGAGAACTAATACCATGGAAACTAAATCATGGGATGACGTATTGGCGTCGATTGACGCCGTATTGGCTGCAACGTTTGAAACGCCGGAAGCTATGGCCGCCGAAGTTGCGAAGCTACGCGAACAAATCGCGGCAATGATTGCAGAGGCAACGAGCGCAGAGGCAACGGCCGAAATGGTTTCCGCCGCAGCTGATGGCGCGCAAAAGGCATTTGCAAAGTTGACGCAATGCGAGAACGCAATTCGCGCAAAGCGCCAACTAATCGAGATGCAAACAAAGAACGCCGCCGCAATGGACAACTACCGCGGTTCGTTCTCGGTACCATCTGGCAGCACGGTAGCATCTGAAGTAACGGCAAGCCGCCGCCCGTACAAGGGTAAGGCATTCAAGCACTACGGCGCCAATGCAGAGAAGGCCGCCTATCGCGCCGGTGCTTCTATTGCCGCCCTCCTCGGAGACGAGCGCGCAAAGAACTTTTGCAATGACAACGGAATCGAATTCCGCCGCAAGGATAAGGGCACGGATTCGGACACGCTCGGAGGTTTCCTAGTTGTGCCGGAACTTGAAGCCGCCGTTTCATTTTATCGCGAAGAGCGCGGCGTTGGTCGGTCAATGATGGAAGCCCGCACCGGTTCAACGGAGCGTTTCGAACGTAACCGCAATCTTGGCGGTACTAACGTTCTTCCATTGGGCGAAGGCCAAACATACAACACGTCAGACGTGAAGTTTGACCGCGTAGGCGCTACGGCTAAAAAGTTTGGTGCGCTGACGAAAGCATCCGTGGAAATCACGGAAGACGTTTACGTGGGATTGGCTGAAGAGATCGCAAAGGACCACGGTTACGCGCATGCCGTAAAAGAGGATCAATGTATTTTTTTAGGCGATGGTACGTCAACCTATAACGGCCTCGTTGGTATCAATGAAACATTCAAGGCGCTGGTAACCGGAGCTGGTGGAACGTTCACCAACGACAGCCACAAGGCATACGCCGCCGGTATCCAAGTTGCTACCGGCGCAACGGTCGCAAGCATCACGGTATCCGATCTTATCAAGATGCAAAGCAAGGTTGCGACTTTTCCTGGAATGACTAACAAATTTTACATCCCGTCGCAGATTTGGTACGGTCAAATTTCGCCACTGATTACGGGCGTTGCAGGCAACACGACAACGCAAGTTGTGGACGGTCTGCCGCGTACGTTCCTCAACGGTTTTGAGGTGGTGTTCACTGACGAATTGTACACTCCAATTCTGACGGCTGAAAACAACGCGTTTGTTGCGTTCTTTGGCGATGGTACGCAGGCCGGCCTATTCTACGACCGTCTTGGACTTTCGATCACACCGTCACAAGAGGCCGGATACCTTTCCGACGAACTGTATTGGAAGTCAACGGCCCGCTACGGTCTGAATTGGTGGAACGTTGGCAACGCATCATCGACGGCCGCAAATCGCAAGCGCGGCGCCTTGGCCGCTTTGGTAACAAAGAATTCTTAAACGAAGGGACTAACTAATGAACATCCTCCAACAAAGCAAGCTGGTTGGTATTACGCCGCCGGCCGCGCGCGTTGACAACGCCGCCGTTACAACAGCGGCCGTTGACACGTTCGGTTTCAACAAAATGAAAGTGGTCGTATATCTCGGAGATACCGATATCGCTATGACCGCTCTTAAGTTGACAGAATCAGACGACAGCGGAATGAGCGGAGCGACGGATATTACCGGTGCCATTTTTGGAACGTCGGTAAATCCGGATACGGGCGCTACGTCTGCGCTCCCGACGGCTTCCGACGATAACAAGTTTTTCGTTTTTTTCGTCGATCTCAAGGGACGCAAGCGATATATTGATTTGGCCGCTACCGCAGGCGACGGAACCGCCGGAACGTTCATTGCCGCATGGGCCGAACTTTACGACGCTCTTACGGTGCCATCTACGGCAACGGGCCGCGGAGCCGCTGCAAACCTTATTGTCTGATTGGCATTCACTACGGCCCCAATGCGGGGCCGTGGTAAATTCCGAGGGTAGATAATGGCGGCGCCAAAACTTACCAACGCCGGTAGTACGGTTGCAATTACGATTGTTCGCGGCAAAGCGTTCGCGGATACGTTGACGATCATTGAAAACGGATCGGCCGCAAACATTACGGGCCGAACTTACGCGTCACAAATACGAACGGCTACGGGAACGTTGGCGGCAACTGCAACGTGTACGATTGCCGACGCGGCCAATGGCAAGGTCTCGGTAGCGTACACGGCCGCAGGTACGTCTGCGTTGGTTGCCGGGACTGAATACGTTTGGGCATTTGTTCAAACCAAATCCGGTATTGCAGAAGAGTTGCTACGCGGAGACGTTTCCGTATTGGAGGACATAACCGCATAATGTCAACTACGGTAATCATAGAGCGCCCCAATATCAGCGTAGGCAATACACCTTCGCCAACGATTGAAATTGAATATCCGCAGGTAACGTTGGATATTCAGTCCGGCGGTTTGGTTCCGTTGAACGTGGACGTTTCATTGGTCGCGGGCGTCAATCTATCGGCATTGCGCGCGGTTACTACCGATGCAAACGGAAAGGCCGTATTGGCATCTAACGCGACGCTATCGGATGCGGTGGTAGTTGGTATAACCGAGACGGCCGCAACCGCAGGTAACGCGGTTTCGGTGCGAACGGCGGGCATTGTAACGGACGCGTTTTGGTCATGGACGAAAGGCCCTGTGTATTTGGGTACAAACGGGCAACTAACTCAGACAGCCCCCACGGGCGGGGCTATCGTGGTGCAAGTGGGTCGCGCATTGACCACGACCCAACTCTTCGTAGATGTCGAATTAACAATCACAACGGTTTAAATTATGGCAAAGTATCTTGAGAACAATGGCGGGCAACTGCGCGAAGTAAACGGCACGACGACGTCTGCGGGTGCTGGCGATGCTGGTAAGATTGTCGCTCTCGACAGTGCTGGCAAGCTCGATAGCACGATGATGCCCACGGGCGTCGGCGCTACGACTAAGCTCGCCGCAACATCTGAGAACCTTAGCGCAGGCGATCTGGTGAACTTGTGGAACGATAGCGGAACAGTCAAGGCACGCAAGGCAGATGCGAGCAACGGCCGTCGTGCTCACGGCTTTGTTCTCTCGGCGGTCACTTCGCCGAACAATGCCACAGTGTATTTGGACGGCACGATCACGGGCCTCACGTCGCTCACACCCGGCACGTCGTACTATCTCAGCGGTGCAACGGCAGGCGCAATCGTATCGACGGCTCCGTCAACATCGGGATATATCTCGCAAGAGGTCGGTGTAG